CTCACGGATAGACTACCGCAGAGCCGCCAGAACCCAATACGGCGAACTGATCTGCGAAGAGTGCTATATACTTTATTACAGTTGGTAATGGCGGCCTTATATGGCCGCCCAAAACTCGATTAAACCACCATTTAAATACTATTCAAATGGCAAAAAAACAAGAAATAAAAAGGCACATCCCAAGCGATGAGCAGTTTGAGTCCAAATACAAACTGGTAGCCCATAAAACCAGAGCAGCCTATATGCTGTGGCTGGAGCAAACTACCTTCAAAATGATCACGCTCTCGCATAAAGGGCAAGATATGGAGCAGGTCGCCGTAGCCGAAAACGGTGAAATCATTTATACCGATTTCAATGCCTCCATATACATCGGTATGTTCATCAGCTTGGACAAACTGGAGATCGGCCAACCGCTCCAGATATACGACGAGAAAGAAAAAGCATGGCGCATCTACATGGGCTTGATCCCCGAAAAGATTGAAAACGATTATAATCTAGTGGAGGCTTAAACGATGGCATACGTTGGAGATAAACCCGAATATAAGATAGATTTCATTGTCGAAAATAAAACGAAAAAGTTCAACAATCTTTTTTCGGCTGGAGCTAAAGAGTTAATCCCTAGTTTAGATTTAACCATTAGGTCGGTATCTTCAGAAGGTTACAACTACGTAGCCTATACGGATGACTTGACCGATTTTTTACAGCTTGGAATGCTTCTTTCTGGATGTTATAGCACGTTCGATAAAAGAGTTAATGCCTTTATTAAAAAACGAGTATGAAAGTAACCAGAGATAAGCTTGAGTTTCTTAGCGCTTTCGATACCGTGTTAGTCCATTAATATCAAAAAAATAAATTTTATGAGCAAAGACGAAAAACCCCACTGCTGGGGTAAGATGACTTGGGTTTTGAAAGATCCCGTAGGTAAAGAAAAACATGTATGCTCACGATGCGAGCATGGTGTTAAGGCTTGTTTGAAGTTGACAAGGGAAGCGGATTCAAAAAACAAGGAGCAACAGGGCGATCTTTTTACAAGCTTAAATCAACCATCCGAAATCTAAACACCCCGCCCTATCCCTAATCCCTCCAGAGAGCCGAGTGTTGACGCTCACACTGTCCAGCGCGGCTTTCGAGATTACGGGAACAGAAGAAAAACCATACGAGCTGAGGCACTTCAGCAACTGGATTGCCTCACGCTTGCAAAAACAATACGACTACGTTCTTCTTATCAACGGATACGGCCACCACCGACCTTGGAAGCTGATAGAGTTCGTAGGTGTTGAAGTCCCAACAGAGGGCTATTGCAAGAAATATCAATTTTCAAACGGCCTTGTATTCAATCTATACATAGGCGATTACATCATTAAATTAGGAGAAACAAAGCATGAACAAAGATAGGTTGTTGAGGTCTGCTGCTCGCTTGCAGCTTGATAGTGTAGTGAAAACAATTGAAGACCATTATTACGCTTTTGCATCATGGAAGTAAACAAATTTTGGTCTACAGTAATCACGCTCGCCGCTATTGCGGTGGCGTGTGCATTGAGTTTTTTAATGGTTTCCACGAAATAACGAAGTAAAATTATGCGTATGGGATTAGATGTAAAGGTATACGGCAATATAAAGCTTGCCGAAAAAGAAGAGGATGATGTTGATTTCGTAGCCTACGTAATAGATGATCGCTGGCAATACAAAATTAAAAACTTGAAATTGGGCGAGTCGTATTATGGAGATTGTATCTGCAATGGCGTTTCATATCCGTATTCTTATCATAATAGGTTTAGAGAAAAGTTAATTTTATTGATAGGTAAGCCAGAGTTATTAGATGCTGACGGAAAAATAAAATGGAAGCAACTGAGCCCTGAAATTCCATTTTATGATTTTATTGACTTTGCCGACAACGAAGGTTGTTTGGATTGGGAAATTTCCGAAAAAATTTACAAAGACTTTGATAGGTATAAGAAAAAAGCTAAAGTTGAATTTAGTGAATCTGCGTATTCCTACTACAAGGTTTGGATGCGAACATTTAAAATTGCTAGTGAAAACCAAGGAGTTGTAAAATTTTACTAATGCCTTTAAAAAATGGGAGATGAGCAAGAGTTCTGTGAACATATAGTTACGATCAAAGATGTTTGCGTAGACTGCAAAAAGAAAATCTTCAGCACTGAAAATAGGCCATGCATCGAATGCTGTTATTTTTATAAAATATCTGGTATCTATGGTCATTGTAAAAAATACTGCATGGCCGTCAGTCCAGACATGAAAGTTTACTTTAAAATTTCAGAAGGAACTTGTTTTAAAGAAAAAGCCCCAATCTAGGGGCTTTTTTTATGTCGTAATCTGAACAGACCCTACTTTAAGCGTTGGCGGTTCTGGCTTTGCCGAGCTATCAGTGAGCCTTACTTTGTACGTCAATAGATACTGCCTTACGCCGTCAGGCCGTGGACGGCGTTTAAATTTCTGTTTGGTCAATGATCCGTAGTGTGGCGAACCATGCCATCCATGCAGCGCGGCATTCACATCTCTAATCAAATCGAATACAGACAAAGCCCGTTCCTTTTGCCCAGCAGATGCGCCGTTGCTTGAGGGTGATGCAATCACATCCGCAACGCTTATCTGCACCGTAAGCAAACCGATCTGTGTGTGCGATCCTTCGTTAGAATATTCACCGTCCATCACATCCACCAGCGCACACGGCCATCCCACTGGCGGGTTCAGTTTATCCAACTGCCCCCAGTCAATATCGATATATTTCAGCGTTTGAACAGTGCTTAAACGCTGTTTAAGGTCAGCAATAAGTTGTTTCATTTGAACCTGTTTTTTATTTGGTTGCCCAATGTTTCCATATAATCATTGATATGCTCATCCAAAATATTGCCTACTATGTTTTCCACCTCTGGGTGCTCTCCAATAAATTGCCGCTTGGGCATCGTAAACGGATGCTTTCCCCATGCCAAGCCCTCTCCGCCCGAGTTGTGAATATCGGCATAAGGCGTATCACTCGTAAAACTTATCTGATGCTCGGATTGGTTAAGCTCCGCATGTATAGAGTTCCTTAACCTTCCGCTCCTGTTTAGGATGGATCCAATGTTAGGATCTTTTTTAGGCTCATCCCATGGATCACCATCAAAGAATGCTTTGCGCTCAAAGTTACGGTCAAACTCATCAACCAATTCGATCTTGATGTCTTTTAGCGCATTATTCAAAACCTTTTCAAATTTCATTTTATTGATTGTTTGGTTTGAGCGAATCCAATTCTTTCTTTATTTCATCCTTCACTTTGTAGTAAGGATGTTGCGGCGGGAATACCTGTTTGTCAACACCCGGATTGAACCGAAACATCTGCTCTTTTTTGCCCTCTGTTGCCGCGTCACCTGCTGTCATTGCGTCTGTCGGATCGGTGGTTTTATATTTCCCCTTTCTCACCTGAACAGCTACACATCTGCACCTCCAGCCGTTGGGCGGGTAGTATTTAGCCCAGAACGGATCGGAAGGCGGTAGGGTAATTTCTCTAAGCGCATTGTGCGAGTCCCTTACACGGCTGTCTCCTGCCGTTCGGTACTGTAGGTTGTAGCGGTCGCCGTCTGCTTCTATCTCTTTCCATTTGGCCGCCGATTGTGATGAGTGCACCGCAAATTGATATTCCGCCTTGAGATAGTTTTTGTTGTAATCGGCGTGTACGCTCGATACGTCTTTGAAAAATTGGTCAAATGTTTTGACACGGTTCTTTTCTTTGTCCCATAGCAGAGTCGCAGCTTCGTTCAGGCTCACAAAGGTTTTGCAGCCCGAAAAAACAAAGACGTCCTCCAGCAGCTTCATGCGCATGGCTTCGGGTATCTTGGTTTCTATTTTGGCCACGGCACTGCTGATGATGCGGTTGGTTTCTTTGACCACATCGGCCAGCGGTTCATCGGTAAGCATCGTGTTTTTGAAATTCTCTTTTTTATGGAGGTATTCCATGGCACGTTGCCAGATGCCATCGTTGAACGCAGGCGCAGCTTCGCCGTCTGCCGATAAGTTGACATCGTACAAATCACCCAGTCTATTGTGCAGCCCTGCAAAGTCGGCAGGGCTTAAGCGAAAAAACCGCCGCCTCCGCTGAGTTTCGTTTGCTGTGCTGGCGCAACGGCAAGCGGTTTTACAGGAATGCCAAAGGTGTCTTTAATGAAACTATCATCAACATCTTTATATTTAAGCACCTCGGATGTCATTTTCCACAAAGCCTCAATATCTGGTTGCTTTTGGTATTTGAATTTGAGCCCATCGGGCAAAAAACCGATTTTCCACAGAGCTGGCAAAAGCGTAGAATTGAACCAATTTGTAATCAATATTTTATCGCTATCCACCAACTGCTCCAGCATTTCAACGCTTACGGTTTCCTTGCTCTCATTCCCGTTTTTGGTGTCCTGACCAATTACAGCACCGCATATACGCAACGAAATTTCATTGGAGCACAGGCGTATCAGTTCTTGGTATACTTCGCCCTTGGTCTGGACACCCTGTGCAAACTCAAAATCTTCCGTATCATCAATAATCATCCAAGCAGCAGAACCCATATCGCGCATCATGCGCTCCATGCGCCCCAGCATTTCAGGATCTTGCGTGTTGGTTTTGCCTATGCGCGGAGGTATTCCGTAAATTTCGCAAAGCTCGCTCCAGCACGAAGTCGCAAAGCGTTTGAATAAGACTAATGGCACTGTTTTGTTGAGCAATCCCAGATCCTTTGGTTTTCCAAATTCTAGTATCCAGTTCCCAAATTCAGGGATTTGGCGGTATTGCGTACCCGTCAAATCGCCCTCCCAAACCGTAATCAATCCCTGCTCTGGGATGACGTGCTTTCTTGGGATCAACCTATAATCAAGCTCTCCAATATCATTGCGATAAAACTCAATGACCGTGAACCCATAATAAATGGTGTCCAACAGATCATCAAATAGGTTGTTGATCCATTTCGATTCTTGAAGCGTTTTAGTCGCTTCTTCATCTACCTCTCCAGAAGGCTTTATCAATTCAAATGGAGACCTTTTAGTCTTGAGTTTTCGGTTGTCGATTTGGCTCGACAAAAAAGCATCAAGTTCAATGTCTGCATACAGGTTGTATAGCTTAACACGCTTGGGATTGTATACATTTTCGGCAATCCGTATAGCCGACCTCCAGTCGGCTATGCTGGAACGGGTGCGCAATACGGCCTGTTCTATCAGTGTAGAGAATACTTTGCCCTCTCTGGTATTTGGATTGGCTTTCTTTTTACTCATAATGGTGATCGAATTTAGGGTTTGATCCCTGTCTGAATCTGCTTACTACTTCATTGGTATCTGAACTTTTCAATATGGGCAGCTTTGGCGAAATCTTACCTTCGGATACCCCAACGCACCATTTGATAGCGCGGTCGTATGCTTCTTTGATCTGGGTGTATATCATATCGATATTGCACAAGCGAATAAGATACCATGCAGCCATGTTTTTGCACAGTTCCAGCACCAATGGGTTTCTATCTTTGCCCGTTGCTGAGAAAATGGCATCCGTGTCATACGTCCTTAGATAGCCTATCATTTCTTGCACCGCCGCATCAATGGCCATTTCCACAATATCATTGTCGTTTTCGGTGATCTCGTTTACTTGATAGGTGTACATCACCGATTTAAGCTCTTCTTTTTGAATGAACATCTTTTTAATTGTTAATTTTTAATTATCAATTACCATTGTCGGCTCTCTCTTTGTCCTGTGGCGTAATTGGCGCTGCTTGTTCTGCTCATGCGGCTCAAGATCCAGATGCCGCCTTCCAGCGCATCGGGTGCATCGTCATGGGTGGTACTTCCTTTTTCAAACATCAAAAGTTGTTCAACCAATTGCTTCATACCCATCTCGTTTTTTTCCTTTTCGTTCAAAAGGATGTCGCCGCGCTCAAACATGGGCTGAAGGGCTTCTATGCGTGCAAACTTATTGGGCTTTTTCCGCATATCGCCACGGATAGGAATCTGCCAGCCGCAAGCCTCTCCCGCTTTTTTGAACTCTGTGAGAAGGGTATCTTGGATAAAATTGGCCTCCATATAGTAGTAAACCGGAACTGCGCCGTTTACCCAGTCCAATATTTTATAGTGCCAATCAATCATATTGGATACACTGGTTTGGTCTACAAACGCCCGTATTACATGGATTTCGCCAGTCTTGGTTTTGCCGATCAAAAGAGAGGCTTTGTAATCGTTTGATGTTCCTTCTTTAAATGAAGGATCGGTGTAGAATACCAAATATTTGTATTGCTTCAAAGGCAACATTGCGCCATACTTGATATACTTTTCTTGGAATATAGTGCCCTCGTTGGTCGGGTTGTTCATATATTCCTTTTGGAATGCACGCTCACCCATAAACAAGCGAATGGCTTGCACCTCTTCGGGTGTATAGTTTTCTGTCCAAGATGGCAGCCCATTTTTATCTAGTGCATTAACGGTGGTGTGGTGTATGCCGTCACGAGCGGCAAGAAGAGCCACTACACTGTTTTTTGCTATCCTGTTGCCCACCACAATAAACCGCCCCCGCCCCATTTCCATCGTTCCAAGCAAGGCTGTCAAACACCATTCCACGACTCTTTTTACCCGTTTCGGGTTCTGGCTCAATTCGTCATCATCTATATCATCAATCACGATATAGTTTGGCCTTACGCCTCGCTCCTTGATGCCACGCGGACTTTGCCCACGGCCAAGTGCTATGAATAGATCGCCCTCTTTGGTCTTGAATTCTCCATTTGTCCAACTGCCGTCTTTAACCGAATCGCCAAAATCTTTTTTAAGCAGCTCATTAAATTCAAGTTCAGCTTGAAGGTCAGATAAAAGGCGTATGGCAGCATCTTCGCTTTTAGATACCAGAATCATTACCATCGGGTCGCGATCCTTTTGGATGCGCAGCCACAAAGGAGTGATCAAACTGATGTGCGTACTTTTGGCATGTCCACGCGCCCACTCGAAAACGGCACGCGCCGTGGGTGTGTTCTTGATGTATTTGGCTGCATCGAAATGGAATTTTCCGCATTTCTTTTTAGCGAGGTGGCCAAAGTAGGTTTCAACAAAAAAAACATAATCCTTTCGAGCGCGCTCAATTCTGGCGCGTTGGTCGCTGTCTGTTTCTGCGGGTGCAAAAGTGCTGCTCTTAACCCACTCCGTTCGCTCGTTCCACCGCTTCAGTAAATTTGGGTCTACTGCTTTCATCTCGGTGTTTTAATGCGGTGCTGGATATACTGGTCTTGGTAGTAGGTCAACTTTTTCAGAAAGGCCGCATCGATGTCTTTGTCTTTGGCCATCTGTTCCAGCATCCAATCGCCGAACTGAGTAAAGACATTAATATCATCATTGACATAAGTGCCTTGCTTTAATTCCTTCAATTGCTTGACTGCCTTGGCCAGAGCATCTGCATTGAATTTTTCATCATCCAATAGATCGTTGATTTTACGGAGCAGCTTTATGATCAGCTCGTCTATGGATATTGCTTTAGCCGCCCTCTTTTCAGCCCAGCCGTCATCCGCAGCCCATTTGGAGAGGGTCTGCGGGCTTGTTCCAACACGTTGCGCGATCTCTTTTTGGGAGACTTGCTTCATGTAGAGCAGGTACGCATATTCGTATTTTTCGGGGTCGCGTTGTTTCGCCATTGCCTTTTTCTTGCAAAATTGACGCTCAAAACAGCCTTTTACGAATTATTTGGCAAGGGTTGCATAGTTCAGTGCAACAGATACTTGATTGCTTGTTTTGGGTGTTTTTTGATCATTTCTTTGCACTCGAAACGATCACGAAAAAATAACGCGAGAGCAAAGAAGTATGGACGAATTTCCTTGGAACGACGAGACCGTTATAAACAGTTTCGGATTCATCGTTAAAAACTCAGGCGGCGACTTTAGCCGTTACGAATCAAATCCAGTAATGCTACTTCAGCATGATGCACGCTGTGTGGTGGGACGCTGGCTGAACATGAGGGTGGACGGTAATTTGATCTTAGCAAAGCCAGAGTTTGACGATGCAGACGAAGATGCCCTGAAAGTAAAAGGAAAGGTTGAGCGCAAATTCATTAAAGGCTGTTCAATGGGCATTGAACCTGTTGAATGGGATTTGATGACAATGCCCGATGGCCGCATCGTTCCTATTGTCCTGAAATGGATATGGTACGAAACTTCTTTTGTATCTATCCCATCAAACGGGGCAGCCGTCAAACTATATGCCGATGGCAAATTGATGACAGACGAACAAGTAAAATCAAAAGTGCTTCAACTCTCGCTAGGTTCTACAAATCCAACCCCAAACATTCCAGTAATGAAATTGACCGCAACAGCCCTAGTGGCATTGTCGCTGGCAGATACCGCAAGCGATACCGACATTTCAAACGCCATCATCACATTGAAGGCAAAAGCAGACAGAGCAGACGCAGCCGAGGCCGCAC